ACAACAATTAATAGCAATAGAGTTGCTAGCTAAAGGTGATAAAACCTATAAAGAGATTGCAGAGATTGCTGGGATTACAGCAGAGACACTCAGGCAATGGAGAAAGTCTGTAGAATTTCAAGATGAAGTCAGAAAGAGATGCAGAGAGATGTTAAAAGACATGGAACCTGCTTTGTATAATCTTGCTTTTAAGAAAGCTATAGAGGATCAATCATGGCAGCATATTAAGCTATTATTGGGTAGAATAGAACGATTAGAGGATATTGCAGAGGGTCGCGGGCAAGACTATGCTATAATGTTTAAATGGAAAGACGATAGCGATGTATAGTACGCCCCAAACATATAAAGAAGGCATGGAAGAGATGGTTAAGTGGGCCAATAATCTTCCTGAAAATATTTCAAAAAGATTCATGTTAGACCTTTATAAAATATATATTGATTGGCGTTATATATTTGAAACTTCTCCCGAGGAGGAACATGACAACACTAATAACAATTAACTCATCTCTAGGCATATTCATGTGTCTTGATTGCGGCGAAAGTGAAGTTGATTTTAATCACTTTTGCACAAAGGAAGATGAAGACATAGATGAAGACAATTGAACTTGAATACGCCCCTTATGATTATCAAAAAGTAGTTCATTATGATGATCATAGATATAAATTAATTGTTGGTGGTCGCCGCGTAGGTAAATCAAAGATGGCTCTCATGGAGCTAGTAAGACATTGCCTAGAGACACCTAAAGCAAATGCTTGGTGGGTTGCTCCTACTATCAGTATGGCTAGAGAAATAGGTTGGGAAGAATTTAAAGAATTCAAAGAAGATTTAGCACCAGCAATAGAATCAATACATGAAACATTGTTAAGAGTTAAATTTAAGAATGGATCATCATTGTCATTTAAAGGTGCAGATAATGAAAGATCATTGAGAGGTAGAGGCTTAACTTATCTTGTAATTGATGAGGCTGCCTTCATTGATCCAGACATATGGACTAGAGCACTAAGACCTGCCCTATCCGATAAACAAGGTAAGGTTATCCTAATATCAACTCCTAATGGTCGCAATTGGTTTTATGAGCAAGCTGCCATAGCAAGTTCTGATGAAGCCTGGTTGTATGACCATTGGCCAACCTGGAAGAATCCTTTAATAACCGAAGATGAATTAAAGCAAGCAGCACAAACAGTTTCAGAGATGGACTTCAGGCAAGAATATCTTGCAGAGTTTATAACTAAAGAAGGTCTTGTATACGATAATTTTACTGAGAATAACATAATAGACTCAGGGTCTCCTTCTTGGCATGACTGGGATGTTTATCTAGGAATGGACTTTGGTTATGCTAACCCTACAGCTGTATGCTTTATGGCAGTAAGCAATGTAATGCAACAGGTTATTCAATTTGATGAGCTTTATGTAACCAGAAAAAGCATAGATGAAATTGAAGATTTAATTTTAGAAAAACTTTATAGTCATAAATTAAATAGAGATTCTGTTAAAGAAATACTCACTGACCCTGCAGGCAACGCAGCAGAATTATCATCTGGCATATCTCCAGTTGATAGTTTAAGAATGGGACCATATAGATGGCACGTATCGAATAAGGGATCTGAAATAGCTCCTGGAATAGCATTAGTTCGTTCTTTTGTAAAAGCAGCTGATGGTTCAATTAAATATTACGTTACTAATAACTGTAGAGAAACAATAAGATCGCTTTCTGGCTATACTTATGCTAAGGCTAGTCAGAAATATGAGACAATTAAAGAAGAGGCACTGAAAGATGGTATTCATGACCATATGTGTGATGCTGTCAGGTATTTCTTTGTTAATGTCTTCAATCAAAACAAATGGATTACAGAGGTACCAGAACAGTATAATTATGGGATGGATCTGCAATCAAAATCAAGGGTTGTTATGAAAAGGTGTCAGGTATGCAAAAGAAGCTTTCCCAGCAAGACACCAAAACATCAACCACCATACATCTGTAGAAGCTGCAACGGAGAATAAATAATGCCAACTAACTTTAGTGCATGGGATTCAATGCCCATTACAACAACTCAAAGAGCCTTTTCTGAAACATATAATCTTGAAGAGAAAGAAAGAAAAGAAGCTGCTGAATTAAATAAAAATTATTATTATGGTAAGCAAGAGAATGATGTCGTGCTTATGAATGATGACGTCAATCCAATAACAATGAACATTACAAAACCAATAATGTCCAAAAGATGTTCAATGCTTTACTCTAGACCATTAGTTCGTGAATGGGATGGGCCTGCTCAATCTATCAATTACCTAGAACAAGTATATAAAGATAATAAAATTGATTCATTACTTGGAAAGGTAGACCTTTATGCAGAACTTACCGGTAGTGTGCTTGTCCACCCTACTCCTGATCCAGAACTTCCCGGTGGGATTAGACTGGCACTTTACGATGCTACTGAGTTTTCATCTGCTGGAAACGATGATGATCCTAACACTGCTGATGCTATTGCTCTCACTAGGATAATATCAAGATTAGTTGATGGTGCACCTGTTACTTCTGATGGTCGCAAGCAACCACAAATTGAAAAAACTATACTACAGCAAATATGGACCAATGAATCGGTTACAATGTACGAAGGTCAAACCTCTGTTCTATCAGAAACAAATGAACTAGGCTTTTTACCTTTTGTTAACTTTCAGGGCGAAGAAGTTCATAATGCATACATTGGATATCCAATTGCTACTGTTGTACGCAAGCTTAATTCTCATATTAATCAATTATTGACACATATTGGTTATACAATTAAAATGCAGTCTGGTACTCCTATTGTATTCTCTGGTTTTAAATCAGGAGAAACAGTGGTTGTACATCCTGGTAGAGCTGTGAATATTCCAGAAGGCGCAAGTGCAAACGTATTAAAACTTGATCCAAAGATTGCTGAATCATTAGAGTTTATTAAATATCTCGAGGATCGCTTATACACCACTTCTAGCGTGCCTCGCATTTCCGTAGAGGGAGGGGAGGGCCAGTCTGGCCGAGAGCTCATGGTTAGATGGTTCCCTCTATGGAAGGTGTTTCAAGAAAAATCAAATAGATATCAAATATATGAAATGCAATTAGCTAATATGATTTTAACAATTGGTGGCTACCAACCAATCAATGACCTTAAAATACATTGGCCAGAAGAATCAGTATTGCCATTGTCTGCTGCAGATGATAATCTTGAAAGAGATATTAGACTTAATATTGTTTCACCAATAGATGAAATCATGCGTAGAGATCCTCACATGAGTGAGATAGAAGCAGAAGCTGAATACTTAACAAATGCAACACAAAATGCAATGATTAATCAACCAAAAGAGGTACTATAATGGCTACATTAAGAAGAAGGACTAAAGATAATCCTATAGTTCCTAATGTTCCACCAGAAGGAGAAGAATAAAATGGCCTCATATATTATGCCAATAATGCCAAAACCAGGTGTGCGCTTTGGTCTTCCAATAATGCCACAACCAACTCCTGGTGGAAATAGATTCCAACCAATGCCTGTTGTCGCTAAACCAGTGACTCCATCTTTGGTCTATAAAAATCCAGTATTGCCCGGACGTGCTCCAGTAAGATTTCAGTTACCGATCATGTCTCCAATAACATTTAAACCAACAATGAGGAAATAATGGCTGCTGCAAAATGGTTTACAGTAATAAATAAAAGCTTAACACGTGCAGGAAGAAAAGCTCCAGCTCAATATGGCATTTTGGCAACTACTAAAACAACTAAATCTGGTCCTAATGCATTAGATAGAATAATCTATGATCCATTTCCACTCGGTGGCGGTCCAGCAATTGATCGTAGAGCAGAATATTATGGAACTGGTTCAGTAACAATTACTCCAAGATCAGCACAACCAACATTACAACCAATGCAGCAAGCTCCAACAATGCGAACAGGTGTAACATATCAAACACCTGGTGGTTTTAAAGTTACAATTCATAGACCTTATCAAAAGTGAGATAACAATGCCTTCATTAATAAGAAGATCACCTTCAAATTTATCTAGACCAGGTGGAATAACTTCTCCAACAAGTATTGGTCCAAATATTCCAAAATTGTCCGATATTGTTTCTGGGGCGGAACAAAAAACAGCAGGACTGCCAGCAAATGTTGTTCCTACACCAGAAATATTAAAGCCAGTTGCACAACCACAAAGCGCATTATCTGGTCTTGAATTTACAACTGGTGGGGCACCCAGTAATTTTTCTTTTAAATCACCTGGTAGAACTGATTTTACAAACTATACTCCGACTGCAAATGAAATTAATGTATTATCTCCACAAAATATAATTGGTGGACAATATATTACTGTACAAAATGTTAAATCAGATTTTCAAACAAGTGAAATAACAGTTGCATATTCAGTTGGACGTCCAGCATCTACTTCAAAACCAAAACCAGAACCAATGTCAAACAAAGTGGTAACATCAAGCAATGCTGCTGCTTTTTCTAGACTATTAGGACGTCAAGTCACTGCTGGAACTCGTTTAAGTATTGCTGATGTTCAAAGAATTAATACTCCAGGAGCAGCATATGCATCTACTGGACCAAGCAGAGGATTTACTGGTGGACAAGGTTACGGTCAGGCATTTCCAGTAAGCGATCAAGCTTTTGCAATTGCTAAGGCTGCAGTTGACCAACAAAGACTTAAATCGCTTGCTTTTAAAGCAGGAATGAAGGTTAAGGTTTCTGACAGAGATGCTGCTACAATTAAATTTACTGAAGTAAACTTTCCAACAAAAATAAGAAGATAACACTTCACATCATATTGGTATTATATGATAATATATTACTATTAATGTAGGCTAGATGCCGAATAGATATCCCAGGAGGATAAATGAGTGATTTAGAGTCACCAGAGAGTTTTGATAAAGAATATGTCAAATCTTTAAGATCTGAAGCCGCAAGGTATAGAACAGAACTTAAAGAAACAAGACTAGAACTTGATCAATATAAAACTCTTGAAAAACAAATTCATACTGTAAGAATTGAAAATGAATTAATTAGGAGAGGCGTAAAAGCAAATCCTGAGTGGATTGATTTTCAAGACGGTATGTCTCCATCTCAAGCCGTGGACAGTTTCCTGGAGAAATTTCCCCAATTTGTTGATGGAGTTTCGGAACCAGAAAAGGTTGAACCTAAAAAGGTCCCAAAAGCAATTTCGCCAAATCCGAATACCGCAAGCAAAGAAGCTCCTTATCCATCTGGAACTCTTGGTTCAAGAGATCTAAATGAAATAAAAAAGGATCCAATGGCTCGCAATAATATTCGTGATTTGTACAGAGATTTACTTAGAACTTCATCAAATCAAAAGGATAATGACTAAACATGGCTATTTCAAACAGCACAACACTCAATGACCTTATCGGTCAAATTGTGTCTGCAGATGCTCAGTCAGCTGCATATGCAAATAGAGTCATGCGTCCTCTCGTTCGTGGATATTCAGTTCCTGCAGGCGCAGGTTCAATTGTTGTTCCACGTTTCCAGAGCGTCAGCGTGGCTTCACTAACTGAAGGCGTTGCTCCTTCTTCAACCACAATGAACTCAGATGGTGTCACTTTGACTCCAGTTGAGCGTGGTACATACGTACAAATTTCAAAGCGCACTCTTCATGCCGATCCATTCCAGGACCTTGCTCCTTATGGTGATCAGCTTGGTCGTGCACTTGCACAGGACGAGGACAGCCTCATTCTTGACGCAATGAACTTTGCAACTCACGTAAATGACAACTCAAACGCAATGGATGCAGCAGATTTCCGTGAGGCAATTGCTGCTCTTGAAGCTGCTAATGCTCCTGGACCATACTTCGCAGTATTCCATCCAAACAGCTGGGCAAAGCTTCGTGCAGAATTTGATGACTTCGCAACCTATGCTTCAGTTGGTCGTCAGACCGTTGAGGGCTTTGGCGAAGGCTTCACCAATGCAGCTGGTTATGTTGGTTCACCATATGGTGTCCCTTGCTTTATCAGCACTCAAGTCAATGATGACGGCGCTGCCACACCAAGCCGCAGATACAACGTGCTCTTCAGCCGTGAATCACTAGGCGCTGCTTGGATCAAGGACATCGGCGTTGATGTTGATGACAATGTTGTTGCACGTGCAGTTGACCTCATGGCTTGGTACAGCTTTGATACTGACAAGCTCGTTGACGCTTACGGTGTAATCTTAGAAGACACCTTGGCCTGATAGGAGATAAGACATGGCTACGACTAAAACATACGGAAGCTTAATCGCAAAGGCTTTTAACAAAGAAGTCGATTTCGACAGCGATACCATTAAGGTAGCCCTGTTGTCTTCATCCTACACACCAAACCAAGATACCGACGACTATTGGAATGACGTTTCTTCTTATGAAGTAACTGGTACTGGCTACACTGCTGGCGGTGCAACACTTGCCAACAAAGCCGTTACCTATACTTCTGGAACAAACGTTACCAAGTTTGATGGCGACGATGTTAGCTGGACTTCATCAACAATTACCGCAAGATATGCTGTAATTTACGATGCATCTCCTGCAACCGATTCTACTAAACCACTTATTGGCTATGTAGACTTTGGTTCTAACCAGTCATCATCCAGCGGTACCTTCTCAATTGTGTGGGATAGCGCAGGCATCTTTACTACCACAGCTGACTAAGGTAGTATAATGGACGCAATAGTTCAGGTGGAGGCCTCAGAGATTAGGGCCATAGTTACGAACACTAATGTCATCATTTATGAGGGGCGTCAGAATGATGATTTGGTCTTCACCTGGACTATTGTTGCCGACGGTGTATATACACTGTTGGAAAACTCTATAGTTACTAATGCCCCAAATTCTTCAACAATACTAGTATGAAGACAAGGGTCGGGGTTTGTGCCATTCCCCGGCCCTTAAGTTTTTAGGAGACTAAAATGACACAATATGCAAGACCAGATTCAAATGTAACCACAACAGGTTTTACTGGTTCGTATACGGACATTGATGAAGTCACTTACAGCATGTCTGATTATATTAGTGGTGATGGGCTCAATAATCAAACAGATTATTATTTTGAAGTAGGTCTTAGTGATGTAACTGATCCCAATGTTGGAACTGGTCATGTCCTTGGTGCTACATGGAATATGTCTTCTTCTCAGTCTCATACAATTAAAATTCAACTATATCAGGGTACCACATTAATTGCTACAGCTTTAAACTGGACAGGAACCTATAACTCAGGAAGTCCTGTAGGCGGTGGAATAAATGACAATAATGTGGTTAGTTATACATTAACTTCAACTGAAGCTAATAATATAACAGATTATTCTAATTTAAGAATTAGATTTTATTTAAAGAAAAATACTGGTTTAGGTGGTAGAACAGGTAGATTTGGATGGGGAGAACTCGCCGTACCTGATGCTTCAACTAACATTACTGTTAACAGTGGAAATCCCCCTGTAGTAACTGTTGGAGGCAACACAAACACAACAATTAGTACTTCAACAAATATATCAATTGATTCTGGAACAACTAATATTACTGTTGATGCTTTAGATTCTTTTGTTGATATTGGAACTCCAATATTCATCACTGTATCAAATACTCCAAATGTTAACATTGCTGGGAATGCCGCAACAATTACAACAACTTCTAGTGTTGAAATATTTGAAGGAACTGGCGGAACAAATACTTTAATTGCAGGACAACCAGCAACTATTACAGCTGATTTTAATGCAATAATAAATGCTGAAGTAACTAATATTAATGTTATAACAAATCATCCACCATCAGTATCTTCACAACAATTTGTTCAAATTAGTGTTAATGAATCAAATATTCAAGTAGGTGGAAACACACAAGTTCTTGAACTATATACTGCTTTAGTTAAGAAACACAATCCATATCACTATATTAAGGGTGATAAACATTTTGAAAGTCAGGGAGATTTACCCGACTTTGCTTATTATGGCTTATTGAAGCAACACGGTAGTGCAAATTATTTATTGCAATTAGCTCAGGCCAAAGGTCTCGTAAATGGTTCTGAATCTCCAGGAATTAAAGGAGACCCATCTGCTGGAAGAATGGATATAGCTGCAATTTATGGAGATCAAACTAGTGAACACTTAAGTTCCAACGGAAGAGTTCAACCAGAATTATTTCCAACAGATGCCAATGTTACATATGAAATATGGATAAACACTGACGATACGCACGTTCCAATATTCTCAATAGATGCAGCAGATACGTTCCCTGCTGGACGATACAGAAATACTACTGTTATTGGTATTTATAATGGATATTTATGTCAATGGGATTTAACATCTTCTTGGAATCCAACAAATCTTGTTCAAACAACAAATTATGTATCAGATGGTTCTTTTCACCATTTAGCTTTTACAAAAGAAACAAACCCAACTACTGGTCTTATAACTTATAAGAGTTATTTTGACGGACAAGAAACATCTACTGTTATATCTATTGGAACATTTACAAGATTTCCACCTGGTCCAGTAGGTAGTTTAACAATATGTACTCCATCAATTTTAAACGTACATTCCAGTGGACCAAATGTTAATGGCGCTTTTAATACATCATCTTTTGCATATACATTTACTGCTGCAATTGATGAGTTTGCTGTATACAAAAAAACATTAACATCTGCAGATTTACTTGAACATTATCGATCTGGTCTTGGTTATATTGGAGTTACAGTAAATGCTAGCGTAACAGACATTGAAGTTGATGCAAAAGACTCAGCTTTGGGTGTTCAAATAAATCCAGTAAAAACAAATATTGGAATTACAGCATTGGGTGCATCAATTGCAACTGATGATAATGTTTTAATTTTAACAACTACATCAAATACAGATCTTGATGGAAAAGATTTTACTACATCAAATAGCGCTTCTGTTTCAATAGCTGTTCAAAAACATAACACAGATGTTTTGGGCCGCAACGCACAAATATCAATAGCAAGTCTTAGCTTTAAATTTGTTTCTGCTCAAGATTTAGCTTTAGGAGCAAAAGATGCTACCGCAATTGAATCTTTACAATTTGGTGGCATGTTGTATAATCAGATAAAGAAACTTTTATTTAGACTTGGCAATACCGGAGATCTTCCTTGTAGATTTAATGTTTCAGTAACAAGCAACGAAACTACATTATTGCCAGCAATAAAGCTATCAAAAGATAATCAGACATATTCTAATTCAATTACTATTGAAAGTATACGTCCAAATGGAATTACAGATATAATCTGGGTTAAATTTGATGTAAATGAAATAGACGTTTTAGGACCAGGAACATTTTTAATTAATGTGGAGCAATTAAATGAGTAGTGCAATATACACAAATACTGGTATAGTTGAATCTTCTTGGAACTCAAGAGGATTAATAACTCATAACTTTATAAATAAAGGATTAATTGTTCAAGATAATGGTGTTCTTTGGGCAGTAGTTAGAGAAAACTTTCCAAGAAAATATATCAATATATATAAATCAACTGATAATGGTTTTAGTTGGAACAATTTATGGTCTGGAACATTTTCTGGATCTGGTAAATCAACTGGAATATCTGGACTAAATTTAAATGGTCCAGTAATGCATTTAGTTATAAATGAAAAATTAAAACTCATGCATTTATTTCATTCTTACTACAGTGGTGGTTATTATATTGAATTGTTTACTTTTCAAATTGGCGACAATAATCTAACTCAATTACTGCCCGCAAATGAATCTTGGGTAGAAGATTTTTATAATGTTGATATGGATTCATTAGCTTTTGATATTTCATATACTGATGACAGCATCTACATGACATATACATATGAATCTAAAATATATGTTAGATCATATCTTCACACCAATCTTGTTACTGAAGATGGTGGAGTTAATGGAACTGATGAAGACAATTTCTTTGATCTTATATCAACACATGCCGAAGACAATACAACATTACATATTTTAGGATTAAGAGATTTTACATCTACTTTTGAATTAGCTTACTTAGCTTATGATAAGATTTCTGGTACTTTTACTACTGCAAAAACAATTACATCAATACCAGCAGCAGATATAGTTGATATTAATTTATGCAGAGATGGTTTAGGCAATATGCTTGCGTACTGGTCTCAAAAAAGCGCTGATGATACTTCTGTAACAGAATATTATTCAATATCATATAATGATGGAGACAATTGGTCAACACCTGTTGCAATTCCATTAACAACTGGTCAAGGCGATTTTATTGATAATAATACAACTCAAAAATCCGCTAGGACTGTTGCAATTGAATGTAATAAAGGTTTTGTTTTATCTTATGTAAGAAATTTAAATGATAAAGCAATAACTTATGTAAGAACATTGGATTATAATGATAGCAATAATACTTATACATTAAGTTCTGAATCAATTGCTTGTTCTCATGCAACAAAAGATGTAGTTGGTTTAAGATTCTTTAGACCAGTAGGTGCTGGTAAACATGATATTTTTACAAAAGAACAAATTCGTTTTGGTTTTCAATTGGGTGAAGGCGATTCAACAATTCAAAGAGATAAAATTCCTGTTTACTTTGGTCAAAAACTTTTAAATGACGAAGCATTTCAAGAATCAACAATAATAGAATATAATCCAGATACGCCTACTGAAAATCAATTACTTGCAGAGTTTAATTTATTAGGATCAACAATGGATAATGTTGATTTCTATGCAGAAGGATTAACTGGAGAAATTACAAAGAAATACGAATCAGCCTTCAATAGATTTGGTACCTCTATTTACATAGAACAATATGAACCAATTCAAGAATCTGTTTTAGCTGACAAGTCTTCATATTCATTAGAAAATGTATTTTATGTTAAAGCGTTTTTTCAAGATATCAACTACGGTTTTCCAGCCCCAGTAAATGAATCATTTGATTCATATATGGAAAGAGATTTAAGAAAATTACATTTACCACCAGATTTTCATATCTCAAGAACATTTTTAATTAATGATGGAAATAAATTAAGAAGAAGTGTATGGTTGGCAAAATTTGGAGGAAACCTATATGAGTTGTCGCAAGTTGTACCCAAGTTTGTAGACAATCAAATTGCTTACTATACTGTTAATGCATACGTAGTAGGACCTTCAAGAAATCCATTTACAAGAACAATTTTACCATCGGAGACATAATGACAATTTTTAATACTACAATTACATTTTCGCTTCCAGATGATCCAGCTGCAAATAGACTGGATTTATACGAAGGCGAGACAAAAGAGGGCTCATTCAGCTTAAAAGTTTCTACAAGCTATGAATATGGCATTACTTCTTTTTATGCTACAGAGTTAGATGATACAAAGTGGTATAAGATACAATTTGTAAATTCTTTTAATAACAATAAAGGTCCAATATCTGAACCAGTATTTGCAGGAACATATTTGGCAGCTGCTCCATTCTTAGCAGTATCTAGCACAACCGATGGTGCAAACTACGCTACTGTTCAAGATGTATACGATTATGCAAACCTGACACCAGAAGATATATCTACTTCAAGAGTTTCTGCAGCTTTGCGTAGAGCAAGAGCAACAATTGACTTTAGAACTGCAGAAATGGATTTCCAACGTTTTAATGATTATGACAGTGATACTGCTCGCCGCAAATACAATGCTTCATTACGTATTATTAAAGAAGCAGAAATAAATATTGCATTAGGCAATCTCTATCAAAATCTATCAGATGATAGAATTATATTAAATATGAGAGAAAATGCTAGTGCCAAGGTTGGATCGATTTCAATAGGTGATACAACAATTGGGGGAGATGATCTGGCTGATCGTAACGAGAGCATCCTTTTCCTAGCAACATTATCGTCTCGATACTTTGCTCAAGGGGAAATTCTCCTATCCAGCCTCGACACGAACAGTGTGAAGTTGATAGGCTACGATCTTGCTGTTCGTGTTCCAAAATTCCGTTATCCTTTCAATGGGTGGGTATAATGAATAGGGCTATGATACAATCATATCTTAGAACTGCAATCTCTGCAGCAGTTGCTGTTTGGATGACAGGAAATCATGACTGGAAAGCTTTGGGAACAGCTGCATTATCTGCAGTACTAGGACCATTAATGCGTGCTTTAAATCCAAACGATCACGCATTTGGTATCAAAAATCCCAATTCTCAAAGTTAATAATTTTACGAACCTGTACTCTAGATACATTAAAGATCTTTGACAATTGTTCACCGCTTATACCCTTTGTAAAGAAGTGACGCATCCATTTAACTTGATCTTCTGTTAATTTGGCATTGCCGTTAGCAGAACCTTTTGGTTTTCTACCTTTGTCAGCACAGTCTCTATTATTTTGTGCTTGAGTACCTTGTTTTAAATGATTAGGATTACAACATGCTGGAACATCGCAGGTATGCATAATAACTTTACCTGGTTCAAGAGGAGCAACCCAATGCTCGTATGCTATTCTATGAGTAAATCTTTCTTTTCCATCTAAACGCATGCGACCATATCCATCACGATCTTTAAACCCTTGCCATATCCAGCATTGGTTATCATCTATAATGATACGTTCTTTAATTGTTTCTGGAGTATTCTTTATTGGGCGTCCACCAGGCATATTGTCTCCTTTATATTTTGATAAATACATTATACCAAGGGTTGCATTCCCTTGCAAGCGGTGGTACAATATAGATTGCTGGATTGATAAACAAACTCAATCAGCAATCAGTCAATCATGATTGATAGAATGATAGATTCCATATAAGTAAACAATCCAAAGGATGCCCCAAATGAACATTACTGGCAAAATTGCTAAAACTCCAATTATAACAGATAAAGTAATATTTTCAGCAATAAGAGAATCGGAAGATCAGAATCCAATTCAAATTGTGCTATTCAAAAAATCTCGCCCACTATCATTATCCTCAATGCTTAGTGATGTTAAACTTGGCGATGAAGTTACTATAAAAGGTAGAATGGAACCAAATCCACGCAATAATGAAATTCAAATCATTGTTGATGACATAGAAATAGATTATAAGGACATACCTTGTCCTGAATACTTTTAAGGATACCTATGTGGGCTAGACTTAGTTTAATAATTGGTGAGTATATCGGCAGAGTTGCTGTAAGAGAAGCCGCCAAAGAAGTTATATCTAAGTTTGGTGCTTCAGCTGCAAGAAAAGGATTTGCTGAACTAAGTAAAGATCTTCTTAAAAATGGCACAAAAGAAGAAATAATTGATGCAATGGGAAAAGTTGCTACATCTTCTGGCAAAGAAGCAATAAGTGATACTTTATTTAAAAAAGCCAATGCCAAAAAACTAGCTGATGCTATTAATGGTGGAATTGACGCAATTGAAAATAGAACTAGGTCATGGTTAGAAGCAAAATCATTAGCCATACTAGAACAAAGAACAATTGACGCAACATATAATCCAACAATTAGAGCAATTAGATCGGCATTTGGTTTATCTAATCCTGTTAAACAAGAATTAACTGGCTTTAGAGCTACTAGAGTTTATCGTCAAGCTAGAGGATTAACATCAGATGCTTTAGAGGCAGCTTTATTTCCAACAACACCAAGACAGGCATTTGGAGTTTATTATGTTAGAGGTGTATTAGGTGAATCAACAGCTAATTTATTAAATTCAATATTACTTGGCAGCCCAAGAGCAGCATTAGCATCTCCTAAGCTAAGAGCATTTATCCGCACAATGCAAGCAGAAGTAAAATATTTAAGATCAGCAGGGCAAGTAAGATCAGCCTCACAAATATCAAAAGCATTAAGAAATGCATCAGCAACAGCTAGAAATCTATATGGACCACAAGATCCATTGTACAAATCTAAAATAGGTGGCTATGTATCTGGTAGACTTACTGTACCAGTTGCTACAACATATGTGTTTGTAGACGGTGATGAACGCAAAAAGAATATAGAAAAACTTAAAAAGAGCATAGCACCATATGCTAAAAAAGTCGGCAAAGAAAAAATAAGAACATACGTAGATGCTTATACTAGACAAGATGGAACTAGAGTAAGAGGACATTATAGACAACTAGAGGTTGCAGCAGCATGAAATCAATATTCAATGAACAACAATTAATAGCAATAGAGTTGCTAGCTAAAGGTGATAAAACCTATAAAGAGATTGCAGAGATTGCTGGGACTACAGCAGAGACACTCAGGCAATGGAGAAAGTCTGTAGAATTTCAAGATGAAGTCAGAAAGAGATGCAGAGAGATGTTAAAAGACATGGAACCTGCTTTGTATAATCTTGCTTTTAAGAAAGCTATA